ACTGTTCCAGTGTCTACTGACGTTACAGCAATCTTCAATGCATCTGCTGCATCGATACTGTTGTCTGCTGGCACTGGTAGTGATACAGGAGTTGTTACTACTGTTCCACCTGTTGCTGCAGATCCCGCTACCGTTAGGGTAACAGTTCCAGCGTTTGCTTGCGCTGCTGGCGATACGAGCATTGTGCTAGTCAGGGCTGCAGCGATGATTAGCGATACTTTCTTGAATGAATTCATTTTATCTCTTTTCTTGTTATAGTGTTTTTAGTCCAGCCAAATAATCTTCAATGTCTTTTAATTGGCTAGGTTTATATTGTATCACATTGCGAGAATCCATGTCAAATTGCTCCTCTGGAGTCTTTGGCCTATCCTTATAGGTATGGACTTCTATCTCAGTATTTATATCTTTTGGGGTATGTGATATTGCCCCAAATATTGCTCCACACACAGCATCAGCCAAGTCCTTTGACTTCTTGCGTGGGTGATCAACTCTGTCATTTTTCATAATCTTTAACTGGGTTAGTTCTTCAAACAAAAGTTCGATTGCTGGCATTACTAGCCTCTCTTCATAAACAAGCATTGCCATATCTTCATAATGTTTTTTAGCAACAGAAACAGTATCAGTTCTCATTCCAACCTGATTCAATTCATTCTGAATATCAAATGACTGCCAACGGTCAAAAGAAACTAATCCAACATCAAACCCAAGTCTTCTAAGGTTTTGAATCCACTGCTTCACCTCTGAAAGATTAACGGGGCCTTCAATCTTTGGCTCCCACCATGCTACTGCATCTACTACTACAATTGGTGCTACCTGTTCGTAGTTATTAATTACTTGGATATTTACCCATTTTTCTACATGGGCGATTGCTACCGCACACTTGTCATGCTTTTGTGCAAGGTCAGCGTGTACATAATATTTTTTAGTTGGATCTGGTTTAAATGACTCATCAAATCTTTTAAAAGCGTCTATTGGATTTCTTGTTGTCATACAAGATCTTACCTTATCGTGCTGCTTAAAGAATGCATCTGATGCAAATGTTGGTACACAAGCAAAGCGCATCATTGCATCTCCAAGGTCTGTCATGAATGCAATCTTAAAATCATCAATCTTTCTTGTTGGGTTTACTTCCCATGTTGGTCTCTTGAGTGCAAAGACCCCAGGATATTTATATGAAACTATATGATCTTCATCCCAAGCGATATCAAATGTATTGTCTGCACTATCTTCTGGAAGCAATGGATTAATTACAAACTTATGTGTACGATCTATAACTTCTTTTTCAGAGATTACTGCATCATACTTTTCTGAAATAAAGTCTCCTGGATAACGTGGGAATGAAAGCAAAACGACTTTGCCAAGGTCAGGGAAACGGGAGTCAACAGATCCACGGAAAGCCTTATATATATTATCTGCGGTCTTTCCTTGATCATTTCCTGTACCAACCTCGGATGCAAAACCTGAAATCTCATCAAGAACTGCAAGCAAAAGATTTAAACCCTCGTGTGACTCACGTTCTGAGTGTCCAGAGTAGACAGTAATAGATTTATTAAACTCAATTGAATCTGCTTTAGCATAGTATTTTCCAGCAAACCATGGTGACTTTTCAATTTTTGTTTTAAAACCTTTAAAGAAAACGTTCTTTGCCTGTTGTGCGTTAATAGCAACGTTGATTAAGTCAATAGCATCTCCAGAAGGCTTGCCAAAGTATTTTGCTGGGTCTTTTAAGCATAGTAACTTATATACAATGTATGAACATGCTACGGTTGATGTGAAGTCTTTTCCAGATCCCTTGCCAAGTTGCAGAATGATTTCGTTCTTTGTGTACTTGTCGTAGTATTGGGATCCTTCTTCTTCCCCCATTAATTCTATCAAGTCTTCTTTTCTATATATCTGACTCATTGCCTCAACAATGTCATACTGGATATCAGACAAGCCAGGCTGGCCAAGGAAGGCATCACCCTCAACAAATGTTTTGGCGTCTACTGGAATCTCTTCAAAGTTATTATCTTTGAGGGCTTCTAAAAATTCATCATACATCTTGAACCACAGTTATAACTTCATCTTTTTTAGCAATAGATGAAAGTCTTTTCATAATCTCATCACGAACTTGTGGATACTCTGAAGCAATATCTTTTAGGATTGACATTAATACCATCTGTCTATTTTCAATCTCAATCATTTCATCAGCAAGTTCTTTATTCTCAAGAAGCCCTGCTTTCTGAAGCATGTCAATTCTTTTTGATTCAATGTCCATGACCAGTTTAATTGCCTGAGTTTTTGCTCCAAGGTTATTGGTCATTGATGCCTCATCAATTACTTCGTAAGACTTTGATATAAGTTTGCTGTAGTGTGTATCGGCAGCAGCAAGTGCTTCTTTAGCACGTGCTCTAATTGCATCGTTTGCAGATGCCATAACTTTCCACTCATTAATTAATGTCACAACACGTGTGCGTGGAATATCCAGTTGTTTAGAAATTACTGTTGGATCATTCCCCTTTAGGTACTCTTCAACAACAAGGTTAACTTGATCAAGATGTTTAACTAGATCTTCTTCAGTCGACATGATTTAACTCCCTTGCTATCTTTAATAGTATAAGGTAACCAATCAAATCATCAATATCGTTATCGCCAATGAATGCTCCGCCTCTGGTAATCCTAGAAAGTTTGTCATCAATTCGAACATGTAACTGTTCAATATTATCAGAGATAGAAAAAATCCGAACTGGATTTAGCGCTGAGTCTCCGTAAGATTTATTTTTTGTAATAAGCATATCCTTGATCTCATCACAAACCTGACCAATAGTAAACTGTGTTTCAGAACTCATCGTCTATCTCCTCTTCTAGATCCCAATCAAAAATTTCTGGTAGGTTCTTAAGTGTTAAAAGTGTATAGGCCAGTCCAGCAGACATGACTAATGATAAAATAACTAATGCCTTACTTGTATTTTTCATCGTTTTGATTTCCTCAATCCAAATTTTGCAAGGTAGACGTAGATAGTTTCTATGCTCACTCCACACTCCTTTGCAATCTCTTCTGGTGTCTTCTTATCCATAACATATCTCTTACGCATAAAAGACTCACTTGTATATAGTTTAGCAGCCATAGCGTTATTTGTCAACCCTGCCAATTGGCTTCATCTTGTCCCAGTATCCCCCAGGATTTCCAACATACACCTGTCCAGTTTCACGATCTACGAGTATCCATTTTTCTGGACACAGGGTTCTAACGGTAAGGATTACATCCTCTTCTTCTTGTTTAAAGTTAAATGGTTCCCGACTCATAACTGTACTGCTTTCTCCCAATTATTAATTGCCCAATGACCTATCCCGCAGGCATCTGCAACATCGTTATCTGTAATAGTTCTATCATACATTGTATTAATATATCGAATAGTCCTCTGTTTTCTTAAATCTCTTTCATAAGTCTTAAGCCATGACTCCGACTTGCCAGGATTTTGAGACTTAATGTATAACTTTTCATCAGTGGATATTTTTTTATTACCTATAAAGTTTTGCCATGTAATTGGGGCAACCCTGCCTATTACTTTTGTACCAGTCAAACCTGCAGCGCCAAGGATCGACCCTTGGACAAGTGCTAGGTCTGCTGCTGTTTTTGGACTATTCATAAACACAGTATGCTCAATCACTATTGCTTCAAAACCTCCATAGTAATCAAAGAATGCCTTTACCTTTTTCCCAGCATCCATAACTTTTTCATAGGTATTATTGCCTTGAAATTTAATCTTTCCAACAGCGCCAAGAGTTTCCTGTTGCGTATCAAAAAGTGCAAACGCCAAACTATTGGTACTTGCGTCTATAGCACAAATACTTTTTGGAAGGTTCTGATCTATTAAGGACAATTTCATTCTTTTGCCATCCGCTTAATTTCTTTTAAAACCTTTTTTACATCTGATGGATTAATGTTACACTCAAAACAAATTGGCTCATCGTTGTATATCGATAATTCAAGTTGACAATTTTTACATAAACGTTTTTTGCCTATGCGTTTTTGTCTTCTTGCATGAAGATATCTTGATGCAATCTTTTGCTTTGTTGCAGCCTCTCGACATATTGTAGAACAATATACCTGATAGGATACGGTAGCCTTAAATTGGTTGTCGCACCAATTACAATTCTTCATCCAATGACTCCAAGGATTTGACTTTAAGATCCCCTTCGCCTGCTGACGCACACGCCTTTTGTACTGGGCATGACTTGCATATCTTGGAATTTGCTCTATAGTTTTTCTTAGGAAGAGTTCTATCTACCCAAGCCCTACGAACTTCTCTCATCCAATCAAATGCCTGGTCTACCCACCGACGGTAATGATCGTTCACTGTTACGGGAAGAACTAGCAACTCGTGATTATTTTTATTTTCATAAATAAGAACACCCTTTGATTTCTTAAGGATCTTCATATAAATAAGTAATTGAATTAAGTGTCCAGTCTTTGGCTTTCGCTTTGCTTTGCGATATTCAAATCCCTCACTCATCATTGTTTTAATTTCTCCAACAATTTGCTCATCGCCCCAGTTAAGCATGGCATCTCCATATCCAAAGATAGGAGGATCCTGATTAACAATCTTAAACTCTGTTGTTGGATTATCATTTGCATCACGGAATATTTCCGCAATACCAGAAGCCATCATTGCATCTTGAATTCTATCATGAGACTTTGTACCAGCAGTCATGTTGGCAACACCATAAGCATCATTGTTATCTTCAAATGTTTGACCATCAAAGGCGAGATACCAGTATCTAGGACACTCTCCGTGCCCATAGGCAATCGTTGATGGAGCAAAGGTCTTCTTTTGTGTATGCTTAGGTCCACGTCCTTCAAGGTATCCAGACTGGATCTTTTGAACCATTTCCGTTGTATCAAAACTGTCCGCTGGAAGTGGTTCTGGTTTAACCATTATTGATTTTAGTAAATTTTTTGTCATTGTTTTTATTCTCGTTTCCGTTCATATAAGTATAGCAGAAATTATCTAGTTGTGTACTTTAATGCAGAAACAAGATTGTTAATTGCTTCGGCTGCGGTGTAGTATAAGTTTTTCTTTCCACGATCTGACTTATCTACATTGGCCATCCATGTAGCCTTTAGTGCCATTTTTGCTGCGATTGCTTGAAGTCTAACTATCTCAACAGTCGCAACATTTAGTGGGATATCTGGTTTAAGGATAACCTTGGCAATAAAAGTTAAAGCAGTTGTAAGTTCTTCGTCATTCATGTAGTCTGCAATTTCTGACAGACCGTTTATCATATCTATTGTTGTATTGTTTTGTTCCATTTTTATCCCATCGATTTCTTTGATATTCCGTCTCTTAATCCTTCTTCTTCCCAAAGTTTAAACGCTGCCTGCATATCTGGTCTTGACTGAAGTTCATCAAGATATCTTTTTCTTACGTCTGGGCTATGCTCTGGGTCTATTGGATTTTTATCTCCAGTAAATCTATAACTATTTGTTGGACAATAGTCCATACTGATAATCTCACAGAACTCTCCCTCTTTAAATTTACGCTTTGGTCTCCAGTGTATCTGATTCACTGCGCTAAAGACAATAGTCTGACCACCACTGAGTGAATACTTAGTAAAATTACTTGTATCGTTCCAGTTGCTTACATATAGGTCCCACTCAATGTTTGTGTCTGGGCAATAGTTTATTGTTACAAGATTTTCATCTGCATCAAGATGTGGTGGTAGCGCTGGAGAATTATCTCCGTATCCATACTTT